CTGTGCCGAGCAAACTAAGGTCATAAATGCGGTGTAGCGGGTCAAATTCCATTTAATGCCTTCAACGTAGCCGTCAAAAGTTGTGCCAAAAACAGCCGGTAAGTCGTCTGTGAATATGGCGCTTGAAACGTTCATAGTAATTAACGCGTCGCGGGTTGCGTCGCTAACTGTCGGGCTGTGTAGGGCAATAGTTAATTCTTCTGGGTAAGTGCGTGGATAGGCGCGGCTGGCAATATAGGCGTCTGCTTGGTCTTGTGCGTCCGAGCCATTTTCTAAGCTAGTGGACTTGCTGCCAGATAATTGCCCATAGGTAAATTGGCTGTCGCCGTCGGCGCTGTTTACAGTTTGCCCGTTCTTGTAGGTAATAGTTACGTCGTTCACGATTTCAGACCATTGGGCAGCTTGGCGCAAGCCGTCGGCTAGTAAATCATCTTGGGTTAGTGTCAAAGGTACTCGGCTGGTGCGGGTGCTGTATGCGTCGTAGTAAATCTGACCGTCTCGACCTTCGTACAAGTAACCGCGTGCGGATTGTGCGGCGTCTTGGGCAAGTGTTAGCGCATCTGTTTCGCCGTCGCTGTATGCCGTAAGTTCAAAATCGCCCGGCTGTGTAATGCTGGTCGCAAGGTTATCAATAACTGTTTGATTGTTGCCCTCGTAGTTTTCCCAAGTTGTAATTGACGGAACTTGCTGCCAAGTAAGACTAGGTGCAACTTCTGCCCAGCTAGTAACAAAGGCTTCAAATAAAATATCGTAAATTCGGTCGCCGTCGAATTGTTTGGCGTATCCGTCTGACCCGACTAGGCGTTTGTTAAGACTTGCCAAAGCCCCAACAGCCGTAATGCGGTAAATAGCAATTGAACCTTCTGAGCCGTAGGCAGCAAGGCTAATATCAATGTCTGAAATAATGCCTTCGGCTAGGTTTTCGTAATTGCCGTTGCTATCTTGAATTTGCACGTCTACGCTTTGGCTAAGAGTTAAATTAAGTGGCGTATTTGCGTCCGTCCAAAGTTCTAAGCTAATAAGTGCCGGAAGTGCTTGCTCAAAAATATCGCGGCGTCCAAGACTTATTTGGATATTGCTAATAGTCTCGTCTGCGTACTCGGTAGCGCCGCCAAAAATAACTTTAGGGTATGGCGTGTATGCCGTCACAGCGTTGCCCCAGCAAGGTTAATCGCGCCAGTTCGGCGGGCGCTATCTTGTAGAAGTTTTTCAATTGTGCGGCGTGCGCTTTCGCCGTCAATAACGCCGTTCAAATTGACGATAGTTGTGCCGCCGAGTTTATTGTTTGGAATTATTTGCCCGCTTGTATTTGGTACAAATACCTCGCGTCCAAGTTCGCCAACTGTGTAAGCTTGTCCGGCATTTACGCTGCCACCCATAGCGCGACCGGTTCGCGGTGCGTTGAATGTTGGCGCCCATTGGTCAGACCCGCCACGACCCCACCAAGACTTAGCGCCATTTACTGCCGTCGTAACGTTATTAATTGCCGTAGCAATAGTTTCAAGGCTATTAGCAATACTGTCTAGAGTGCTTATGCCTGTGTTGGTATTCGGTGCAATTAAGGCTTTAATTAAATCAACAAAGGCGTCAGTAACTCGGCGAAGGCTTTGACCCACCGAATTAGCGTCCGAAGGGTCGTCCATAGCTTTGGCAACTTGATACATCTTGGCGCTTAAGCCTTGACCCTTGTAGGGGTCAGTTCCCGAAAATCCGTCCGCCACGTCTTTAATAATTGGCAGCATTGTGTTATTAAGGTAATTAACAAACTTAACCGCAACCGGTAAAAGTGCTTCGCCAAGTCCAGCTTTGGCGTCTTCCCAAGAAGCGTTAAGAATTCGCTGTTGGTTTGCCAAGCCTTCGGAAGTTCTAGCAAAGTCGCCTTGTGCGTCGCTGCTTTGTTCAAGAATTACCCTGTAAGCGGCTAAAACTCGCGCCTGCTGGTCTAATGCGCCTGTGCCGTCATAAAGTCCAAGTTCGAGGGCTTTAGCCTTTAACGTGGCGTCATTTAGTAATATGCCATACTTGCGGATTGGTTCGCTTTCGCCGCGTAAAGCTGCCCCAATTGCGGTAATTGCGTCTTGCGGGTTTGTGTTAAAGAATGAAGCAAAGTCGGAAGATAGCGAAGTTAAATCTTTGCTAAAAGATGTTAAGTTTTTGCCACTTAGTCCGGCAGCCTTGCCAAAGGTTGCAAAGGTTGAAGCTGCGTCTAATGCTTCACGCTGGCTAATACCTAAAGCGGTCGCAGTTGTCTTACTAAACGCTCGTATCTCGGCTGAAGCAGCGCCAAAAATAACTTCGGTTTTTGCGACGCTTTCATTTAGGTTACTAGCGGCTTCTATGCTGTCTTTGCCTATTTTGATTGCCATTACTGTGGCAGCAGCAGCAACTACGGCAAAGGCTTGCGCGGCAGCTTTAGAAAATTGCCCTATCTTGTAGCCAAGATTATCGACGTCGCCCTTAGCGCCACGCATACCGCGCTGAAATTGGTCAATATCGGCAAGAAGGTTAAGTTTAAGCGTTCTAATTTCAGCCATTTAATACCGTCCCCAATTATCAAGCACTTTATCGACTGCCTGTTTCCAGCGTCTTGTAATTTCTGGCTGCATTTCGCGCAAAGCCTTGAAAATCCAAAGTCCTCGCTCGTCCTTAAATGGGAAGCGACGACCGCCATTCGGGAAGCCTTTATAAGAACCGACTTCAGTTCCCCACAAAGTAATGCCAGCAACAGCGCCACCGGAATAGCGCGACCTATTGCCGCCGATAGTTACGTTTGGAATACGGTCACGATTAGCCCGCACAGTAGCTGCGACTTTGGCAGTCTGTTTAGGGAATGGCGTAAAGTAACTAGCTTCAACAATTCCTTGCGCTGACCATTTAGAGATAGAAGCGACTTCGTTACGCAAATCTGTGTTGGCTTCTTTGTCCATTTGGTTTATGGCATAAATAAGCCCGCGCAAATCGTTAGGGGCTGCCGATAGCCTAATTCCCGCCACCTCTGCCCCTTTCTAATATCTCTAGCGCCGTAAGTAGGTCTTCGGCTGTGCTGTTTGCCCAAACTGACGCTGGAATTTGTGTAGCCAGCGCCAGCTCGAGCGTAAGCCTTTGAAGCGAGCCTACTTCGTGGCTTTTGGGTCTTCGTCACCCATTTCGATATCTTCGACTTCTGCGAGCCAGCCGTCGAATGGTTTGACTTTTTCGCCCTGTCGCTTAAGGACTGTGTAACCGATATACGCCATATCTTCAAGCGCAATATTTGTTACTAAGTCGCTTATCTTTTTTTTGCTGTAACGTTCCCACGCTATGAAATCCGGCACAATAGCCGTTAATTCGTGCATAGTTCCGTCTTGCATTGTGATATTTAGTTTTGCTTTCATAAGGGTGTGCCCTGTTCTGTTAGTAGGTTATGAGCGTGAAACGCTGCCGTCTTCAACAACAAATTCCACAGTAGTTGTCAAAACATCTACTGCGCCGCCGCCTGCACTTGGGAAGTTCGGGAATACGTTGCCGGTAAAGGTTGAGCCGTTTGCGTCGAAGCTGAATGCAATAGGTGTGTCACCTGCTGCGCCAGCGGCGTCAAATAGTGCGTCACAAAGTGAACCAACTGCGCCCCAGTCTGCGTACATTTCGACGCTTAAGGTTGCGGTGTAGTCGATAGTTTTGTAAGCGCGACCTGATAAAACTTCTAGTGTTGCTTGGTTTGGTACGACAGTAAGAGTTACAGTTGAAGCCTGTGCGTCGTAGCTGTCGCCGTCTATGGTCAAGGTCAAATCCCGACCAGTAATGTATGTAGCCATTTCTGACCTTTCCTAGTTTCCGTTGTTGGTTGTTACTAACTCAATGGTAATTTCACTGGTTAGCAATTCTTGGTTAGCGACACTTTGAACGCTTGGTTGCGACCAGTTATTGACAGATGTGCCGGCTGGCAAACTGTCAAAAACTGCAAGCATTAAAGTTTCTAAATTTGCCAAAGCTGCTTGGTTATCTGTGGCGTTTACTAAAGCAGTCAAATCAAAACGGACGTTAATACGGTTATTAAGCCCGCCAATCCCGACCGGCACAATATAAGGGCTTGAAGGCACAAGCACCAAAGCCGGCGGGGTAATTTGTTCCTTTGGGAACGCATAGACAACTCGCCCTGCTGCTTCTAAAGCTGTGGCAAGGTCGCTGCGTAGCGTAACTAGATTAGCCAATTAAGTTTTCCACGTTCATATATGGCGCAAGTAATCCACTAACGCGAGTCATTAAACTGCGGCTTAGGCGATAAGGTGCAGGCTGAAAATCTACGCCTTGTTGCCCTAGTGTGCCTTGTCGAGTAATCCAAATATCGCAAGCAACTGAAAGCGCAGCTTCTCTAATTGCTGGCGTGTTGTCCCATTGTCCAACTTGGCTTG